ACGACGATCTCGCATGGGAAATGGTCAAGGGACAGTCGCCATGTCTGGAGCAACAGTGCGATGCCAATGCCGTTCGGACCTTCTATCGACGCTTCCGCGGCTGCAATCATAGACGCGATGTCAGCGTCGTCATCGTCGTGGAATACGCGCAGATGGCGCTTGGCCTCCGCGAGGGTCACGGCCGGTCCTGCCGGCGCAACCGTTCTGACCAGCCGTGTCCATTCGTTCATTTGCGTCGCCCTTTAGTGGCAGTCTCGAGTGCAGGCCGCACAACCGCTGCCTCTGAGGCGGGTACAGCAGCGGCGGCTTCCTCAACGGGCTCGCACTTGCGCTCCCATCCAGCACCGACCTTCGCGGCAAATACGTCGGCGTCGACGATCTGCCCCCAACCAAAGGTGAAGCCATTTCCGGCGAGGCTTGATGTAACTCGTACGTTCATGAGGTGGTCGGGAGGCCGAAACCTCCCGCTCCCTATCAGGATGCAGCGTGCTGCAGAACTTTGACCGCTCCGGCATCGAGCAGCTCGCCGTCAAGGCGGGTGAAGCCGATGAAGCCGGTCTGATCGTAATCGGCATACCGCTCGACGAGGCGGCGGATCGCGAATTCACGAACCATGCGGACGACGTAGCGGTTAAAGGCGCCGAAGGCGACAGACTTGTTGGATGCGCCGATTGCCGCCATCGCCTGGTTGATGCTGTAGGGCTTGTCAAGAATGGTCGCCGGGGCGCCAGTCCTCACATCGGCCGGCTGCCAGATGTAGTTCCCCGTTACCGTGTCCTTGATTTTGCGCAGCGACTTGAGCGTGCCGTCGTTGAACATGAAGCGAACCGACGGGTCGTCGCGGTAGGCGGGATCGACGGCGTGAAACAGTTCGATCATGTCGTCGAAGGTGAGTGCAGCGGCAGCAGCAACACCGGTCACAGCCGTTGCCGCCGTGACGATGCCGTTGGGCTTAGCGGAACCGTCGCCCACGGTCAGATGGCGGTTGCCGATACGGCCGATGCGTTCAGCCATTGCCGCACGAACGGTCCCCTCGACGTCGATCGCGGAGTCCTGCAGAAGCTCCGCGGAGACCAACACGACACCGGAGGTGTACTTGTAGGCTTCGAGCGTCTTCGTGTCGAAGGCCACTTCGGTCTCAGTGACCTGGGTGTTTTCGCCAATGAGAGAGCCCTCGTTGGAGGTGTCGTTCATCGTTGGCCACGGAATCGAGGCGCCGGTCGTGGTCGTGAGCACACGCGTAACGCCCGGATCCAGCATCGGACCCCATGCCTTCAGCGACTTTACCAGTTCGGCCATAAAACCTTCCGGAACAAGGTAGCCACCCTTGGAGTCGGTACCGGCTGCCTGAGCGCGCATCTCGCGAACGACCTTCCGCTGCTCAGCCGGCATATCTTCGAGACCGTGACGGAGATAGCTCCGGAAGGCCGCAGCGCGAGCTTCGTCTACGCTCTCCTGCTGGCCGCCCTGAACCGATCGATCTTCACCGGTCGGGCGGCGGTCGTCCGCGGCGTTCAAGTCGCGCTCGCGCGCTTCCAGGGCCTCTTCGCGCTTGATCCGCGCTTCGAGGCGGTCGTATTCGGCCATGGCCGCGTCATGCTGGGATTCGAGTTCGGCGACACGTACTTCTGCGGTGTCATCCTTAATGTCGGCCAGGAGTGCGCGGGCGTCAGCAACGAGTTTCTGCTGCTTTTCGCGCAGTTCGGAAATTTTCATGTCATGTTCCCATAAAAAAAGACCGCAGATGGCGGCCTTACTGTGGTGGTTTTGGTGGGTGACAGCGCTTGGTCAGCGCGTGCTGCGGACCCTGAGATCAAGGTCCATTTTCAGGCGGGTTCTGTGGGCCGCTCTGCTTACCGGCGCTGCCGCCGGATCTGTGTTTTCCGTGTCGGGCTTGTCTGCGTCGTCCGCGGAATTGGCGTCGCGCCACTCTTGAAGAGAGCGCTTCCCGATCGTCGTGTCTGCATACGCGGGTATGGGGGTTGCCGTGACCTCGTAGAGCTCTGCTTCAAGCACTGTACGGTGCGGAAGGTCGCCGCTCTCGTCCCATTCCTGCTTAGTGGCTCGGAATGCAAAGCTCATCCCGGAAACATCTCCGCGCTCAACGAGCTCCCAAAGGTCGTTGCCATCTGTGGTGTTCGGCACATCGATGTCTACCATGAGCCCATGGGCGTCTTCCGATAGTCGCAGTGTGCCGCTAGTCGTTCTGCCGACCACGCGTCCGAAGTCGTGGTTAACAAGCGCAAGAACATCTCCACGCATCGCTTTGGTAAATGCTCCTGGAGCGATACGCTCGACGAAGTAATCGCCAATAATCGTGTCGCTATTCCAGACGACGGCATAGCCAGACAAGGTTCGCTTATCGCTTTCAGCGCGGACCTCAACGCCGAGGCATCCGCCGCGATGCTCTATATCTTTCATCATGCTGCGCTCCGCCACATCTGGCCCCTGTGAATCTTTGAGATGACCATCTGAGTTACGCCAAACTTTGCGGCGATGACTCTTTGTGGAGCCGTTCCGATCATCGTTCTTATTTTGGCCACGGCCTCGGCAGTCAGTTTCGAATTACCGACTCGCTCGCCGGCCAGACGTGTTCCGTGTGCAACCTTATCTGCTTCGTTTTGAACGTGGGTGGCCCAGTACAAATTCTCAGGTCGGTTATTCGCCTTGCAGCCGTCGCGATGGGCGACCTCGTGCGATGGAGATGGTGGAGGGCCGTTGAACGCATGACAAACAGTTCGGTGGATGTAACGGTCAACGTTCTTGCCGTCAGTGCTTTCGGTATATCGCAGATATCCAGTCGGCAGAGGCCTTGGCTTGAGAACCCTGTTACCGCCGCGACCAAATCGATCCGGCGTCACCCTCCTGACCCTGCCAAGAGACGAAACCTCGTAGTCGCCAGACGTCGGCGAGACCAGCCACAACTCATTGTCGTTCGCGGCGATCTTCGTCATGCGGCTTGTGCCTCACCTTCATTGTTGTCGTTGGCTGGCTGCTTCGCGACCATGCTTTGCATGCCGAGAGGAACAGTGGCGCCCTGGATATGAAGCTTTTCCGCCTCGCCGCCATGCTTCGGCCAGTTCTCCATGGCGCGCACCTCATCGGGTGTGTAAATGGCGTTTTGGATGCCCTTGGCGTAGCCTTCCATGCGGGTGCGGAACTCGCCGCGAAGCAATCCGTCGATATTAAATTCGCAGAATTTGGTGCGGTTACGCGCCGAGAACAGCTTAAGGTTTAACTCCTGCTCCCAAGCCTTAACCCACTGAGAGATAAGGTGCTTAGTCAACGCGAGGTCTTGCTGTTCCGTGTTGCTGAATGTGCCGTGCGTCAGATCCTGCAGGAAGACGGGCGGAAGGCCGTAAATGCGGGCGATCTCTTCGATCTGCATCCGGCGAGATTCCACCATCTGTGATTTGTCCGGATCGACGCCTACAGCCTTCAACTCATGGCCCGTGGGCATGATCATGACGTTTCGACGCTCGGCGTTAGCGTCTCGCACCGCCTTCTCGACGTCTACAGCAGCCCTCGATGCGGCTGCCGGCGACGGCATTGGGCCATAGAGCGCCAGCGGAGGCACGCCACCGTTCGCAAAGAACTTGCGAGCATACTCGTCGAGTGCAAGCGAAAGCCCGACAGCACCCTTCAGCTTCGTCACCGGATCGACGTGAGACACGCCATCCGGCTTCAGCATGAAAGTCAGGTCGAGGACTTCGTTGGCTGCATAGGTGACTTTCCGCCCGCCGTCATCGTAGTGGTAAAGCTTGCGGCCGCTCCTGCGCTCGATTGTCAGCTTGTCGGTGTCGAGGGGCCAGATGTTCATCACCCTGCCGGCCTTGTTTCGTTCGATGAACGAAACACCGCGGCCACGCAGTAGAACATTGATCATCATGCCCTTACGCCACATGAATGACGTTAGCTCGTCGTTTGGCGAGTCGTGCAGGATACCGTAAAGCGGGTCGGATTCGATCGTGTCGCGTCCATTCTCCGACTTCCGGAAAACCTGCAACGGGAGACTGGCGATGGTGTTGGCGATGAAGTTTACAGCGCACCACACCGCCGGCACCTCGAGCGCCGTTTCGTGCGTCACGACAACGCCAGCAACGCCGTGCCACTCGCCCATCAGCGTGCGCCAGGCGTTGACGTCGGAGAGCGGAACGCTCGGGTTTTCCAGGCTCGCTCGCGTTTCCGCGGCGGCTTTTCTAAAGGGCCACATTACACCACCGCTATCTTGAAGTTAGGATCTTCCCAGGGAGAAGGCGCTTCCGCTCCGCCGAATGCGCGCAGGTGCAGCCCGAGGCACATGATTAGCGCGATTGCGCCATCTATCTTGTTTTCGGGGCGCTCTTTGCGCGGGTAAACGTTCTCTTTTGCGTCGTAATGACCGACGACATTGCCAATCATCCACGACAGCGGGTCACGTGGCCCATATGGGTGGGCGATCTTTCCGGAGCGCATAAGAGCGTCGAGTTCTTTCGTCGGCTCGGAGAAGTTTTGAACCGTCTGCCGATACTCAATGACGTTGGCGCCCTGCTCGGCCAGATGGTTGGCCATCTGCTGAGCCTGCCAAGGGTCATACGCGACCTCAAGGACATGAAAGCGACCAGACATCTCGATGATGTCCTGCTCGATCCTATCGATATCGATCACGTCGCCTGGCGTGGCGACAAGCTTCCCCTCGGCTTCCCAGCCACGGTATGAATCGTTGCGGCTTTCAATGATCGCCTGCTCTGGAACGTAAAAGCGCGCAAACGGATAGACCTTGCCACCCCGCTCAAAAAGGGCGACTACGGCCGCTATATCCACCTTCGATGCCAAGTCGACCGCGATACGGCAGGGCTCACCGGCGAAGTCCTCAATGTCTAGATCTTCG